AAGTGAAGATGCAAAATTTAAATTGACCGTAAAACTTCTTGCGGGTACTTCAAGTTTAGATTTTTATAAACCATGTATCAAACATTATTTGACTGAACATGTAAAAAGTAAGTTCGCAGAAGTAAAAGCACCAGAATGGGAGATTGCAACCTTTTTACCAACTGCACAATTTGAGAAAGCAGACAAAAGAAAAATATACGCAGACAGTAGGAGAATGTTAAGATAATGGCATATAAAATAGATGACATGTTAGCAACTGTAAAAGCTGGAGACGGACTTGCGTTTGCAAATTTATGGAGAGTATTTTTACCCCCGATTGGTGGAGTAAACTCTACAGACTTAAATACTTTGTGTAAAGTTGCAGTAATGCCTGGTAGACAAATACTATCAACCGAAAGACAGATTGGTATTCATACAAACAAAGTTGCGTATGGATATGCAAGTGAAGATGTTAATTTAACCTTTTATTGTTTAAATGATATGCGTGTAAGAGATTACTTTGAGAACTGGCAAAACCTTGCAGTCAACCAAGAAACCTCAGAAATAGGATATTACAAAGATTACACTTTTGATGTAGTCATACAAACACTTAGAAAAGGTGCAATCAATCCTTTGATTAGACCTAAGAAACTATTTGACAATCCTTTACCAGACCCAATCAAAGACTTGATACCACCTATCGGCCCACTTGATATTGCAAACGGTGTCTTTGACCCAGGCCTAGTTGCGGACGGTGCTCAATATCTTGCAGATGCAGTGACCTATTCAACTAAGTTATTAAATGCATATCCCACTACTTTAAACTCATTTCAATTGAGTAATGATTTAGACGGATTACTTGAAGTGAACGTACAACTATCGTATAAGAAATATGAAGTGGTAGAAGGTAATACTAAAGACAGAGCATTAGAAGCAACTGGAGTTAAGGATAAATTAAAAGATGCAGCTAAATCTGCAGTGAAAAAAGCAGGTGCAAGAGCTGTAAAAACTGGATTGAGAAAAGCATTATTTGGAATTTAAATATATATTAATACATTATAGGAGATATTATGAGTGCATTACCTAAACTAAATGCAACCCCTAAACACGAAATGGTAGTACCCTCAACGGGTAAGACTGTTATGTTTCGACCATACTTAGTAAAAGAAGAAAAAATTCTTCTTATGGCATTTGAAACAAAAGATGAAAAGACTGCAATGCAAGCAATGTTGGATACAATTGATGCGTGTGTTGAAGGAGACTATGTTAAATCTAAACTTACCACTTTTGACATTGAGTATATGTTTACTCAAATTCGTGGTAAGTCGGTTGGTGAGTCTGTAAATGTAAATCTAGTTTGTCAAAAATGTGAAACAAAAAACGAAATGAATATAAATCTTTCTGAACTTACAATAGATGTTCCAAAAGATGTAGAAAGTACTGTACAACTAACAGATACTATTTTTGTAGAACTACAGTATCCCCCATTTAAAACCTTTATTGATAACTTTAAAGAAGGTGTTCAAGAAACTCAGTTTGGTTTTATGGTTATTCGAGAATGTATATCGGCAGTTATTAGTGGAGAAGAAAGAATAGATGTAAGTGAAGTATCAGCAAAAGAAATTGATGATTTCATTGACTCTATGACTAGTGACCAAATTAAATCGATAACAGATTTTGTTGACACTATTCCCTCACTGGAAAAAGATGTCAAGTTTGATTGTTCTAACTGTGAACATCATAATGAATTGAAGTTAAAAGGTATTCAGGATTTTTTTACCTAAGCCTTTCTCATGATAGTTTATATAATTATTATCAGACAAACTTTAACTTGGTCACACATTACAAGTATAGTTTGACTGAAATAGAAAACATGTGGCCGTGGGAAAGGGAAATATATTTAACTTTATTAGCAGAATGGATAAAAAAAGAAGAACAAGAACGTCAAAAACTAGAGAGTAAGTATAAATAGTAGTATGACGACTTTAGCTGCAGTTGTAGACCAACTCAAAATCAATAACGAAGAAGAGAAACAAAGAGACTCTAATCTTAATCAAAACATTGCACAATCTAGAAAAGTGCAAGAAGACTTATTAGGTGGACTTGCAAAAACTTTTGGAGATTTCTTTACTGCACAACAAAGAAAAGCAGAAGGAGATACTTTAGAAAATACGACAGAAAATAATAAACCACCAAAACCAGAAACAGATGATGAAAGTACATTTCTTAGTGTGATTAAAGGTTTAGGTGCTGGTACTGATAAATTTATGAAATCAGGAAAATTCAAAGCAATCTTAGGTGCAACACTAATAGGTTTATTATCTATGGAAGGTGTTCAAGAATTCGTTAGAGATAAGTTTGTTCCCGCAATAAAAAGTTTTTTTGATTTTTTAAAAGATAAAGTATTACCATTTTTACAAGATAACATTGATAAGATTGTTATAGCAGGTGCATCTATTGTAGCATTTACTGGTTTAATAAAAGTAGGTTTCATGTTAACTGCGGCCTATTTGAAAATTGCAAAAGTGTGGACTGTAATTGTAAAATTTGCCAAACTTATTGGTGTTGCATCTATGTCATTGTTTTCATCATTCAAAAGTGTTGCACTTACATTGGGTGGTAAGTTTTTGAAAATGTTAAAGGGTCTTCAAATGGCTGCAATATTTATTAGGGGTGCAGTTATTCCCTCACTTATGACTGCACTTATGACTATGGGAACAACCATTATGGCCGCACTTGCACCCTTCTTACCTATCATTGTAGTAGTTGCAGCTGCAATAGGAGCAATAGTTGGAATATTCTTTATGATTAAAAAGAACTTAGAAAATCTTGGTATAGGAGATATGGGTTCAGTTTTTGGAATTGTTATGGGTGGTTTAAAAGATGCAGTAAATCATTTCTTAAATATTTTTATATTCATAGGAAAAAAACTAGGTGCGATAGGTGGGACTATTGCAAAGGCATTAGGTTTTGAAGTTCCAGAGTTTTTAACAAACATGTCTGACATGGAATACTTTGATACAGATAATGCATCAAAAGCAGTAGATGCTGGTCAAATAAAAAATAGAGAACGATTAGAGAAAAAAATTGCAGAAACAGAAGAAGGAGTTGAAAGGGATAAACTAATCGAAGAACTAAAAAGAGTAGATGACCTAATAAAAGAAAGACAAGGAATAGACCCACCAGATAGAGATTTTATTGATGTTAAACCAAAACCAACAGCCGAAATAAATGAAACGATTAATGAAAATGAAACTGCAAAACTAGAACAAATGGGTGGTGGTGGTGGAACTTTTATGGACAATAGGACAAATGTTCAAAACAATGGAGACAACGTCAGTCTATCAACTTCAACAGAAGAACCTCTAGATAATAAAAATAGACTGAAAAGGAGTCTAATAATGCGTGGTAAAAGATTTTAAAAAAAACCCCACATTTCTGTGGGGTCTAAAAATCTTGTTTTTAAATTAAGTACTTACTCGTCATTCGCAAGTTTAGCGAAATAACTCAAAGTTTCATCGTCAGACTCAGTTGACGCAACTTCTGGTTCTGGAGTACTTGGTGCAACCACTGGGGTTTCTGCAACCTTTGGTTCTACTGCTTCTGCAGTTTTACCTAAGTCTTCCATTTTCTGAGTTGAACCTTCACCAACAGCTTCTCCAAGAACAACAGACAATCTCTGTTTTAACTCGTCATAAGTTTTATAGTTAGTTGGGTCAACAAACTCTGCAACATCAAACATAGAGTTATAAGTTGCTTCTAGTTTAGTTTCATCTGCATCATACAATGCACTCACTGGTTTGAAAGAAGATTTATCGTAGTTTCTATAACCAGCGACATTAGTAATCTTAAGTTCAAAGTCCGCACCACTCCAAAAATCGAAAGGGTTCACGGGTTCTTCGCCTGGAAATTGCGGTTGCATTACGTCCATGACTTTGTCCATGATTTTCTTTCCGAAATCGTAAAGGAATACTTTACCATTGTTGGAAGGGTTTGCGGGGTCAGAAACAATTAGAATGTTTGCAACGTGGTGCAATCTTCTTTTTTGTTTCCTTGCAGTTTCTTTATCTTCTTCGATACCTGAGTTCCATAATCTAGAATTCAGTTCTCCGAGTGGGTCTTTCTGTCCAATAGATGTAAGAGACTTCTCTACATACCACTGTCCAGTAGGGCCTTTAAAGAAATGGTCAAAGTACCTTACCCAAGGAAGTTCTTGACCTTCGCCTGCGGGTAGAAATCTAATAACGGCATAACCATTACCAGACTCGTCTACTGTGGGTTTCCAAAATCTTTCGTCTTCGTAAGATTTCTTTTGGGTTGTTGCACCAGTAGCTTCTTGCACTGCAGAAACTAGTTTAGAGACATCGGTGCGATTGGTCTTTAAGTTTTCAAATGACATTTGTATACTCCGTATTATGTGTCTTCTGTTTGTCCACTTTATTCATAATATAAATCGTTGTGTATTATACTTATTTATACAAGTAATGTCAAGTATAATTTTTAAAATAATGTATTACCTTTGGGTAGTAAATTCAGACTCATTCCTTCTGCTTCTAAATGGTCTTTGATTGCGGGAGAGATATACTTCTTAATATCTTCTATCTCAATGTTATTCTTTTCACATAGATGTACGATTGCATCTATATAAGAATGGTTGTCTCTTTGTACAGACTCAAGAACCATTGCGGTAAATTTCTTACGAGTAAGAAAATTATCTTCCGTTGCGTTCTCTTCTTTCTCTTGCTTTTTGATTGTTTCTTTCTCGGACTTTGTCATTCTCTTCTTTCATGATTACATCACAAATGTACTCTTTCACTTCTTGGTCAGATAGACCCGTTTCATTCATGAGTATCTTTAAATACTTTGGTGTTAGGATAAGACTTCTGTAGTCGTTGTACTTTTCGTCAATGAGTTTATAACTAAACTTCTGAGTGTTTTCTTCAAATCTATTCTTCTCGGGATTTTCATCTTCTCCAAAGTAATCGTAATACACCCATGCATTATCTATTATCTCACCAGCTTTATAACTACCGTGTTCCCATT